CAACCACATTGCAAACATTCAGGACGAAAACGGAAACCCAATCTGGAGAAAGCCAGGCGACGCAATGCCAGGCCGCATTGACGGCTACGACGTAGTAGAAAGCCGCCTCCTTCCACAGCTCGCAGATATCGAAGCTGATTCAGTTATAGCCGTGTTTATGAATCCAAAAAGAATCATACACGGAAACCGTAAAGGAATTGAAATCAAGCGTTTCGATGAAACAACAGAAGGACTTGAATACGGAGAGCTCTTTATGCGCTTCAGAAAACGTGACGGCTTCCTCGTAACAAGACCAAAGAAAAATATGGTTCTTCTTAAGACAGCAGATGAATAAAAAGCGTGACTGAGAAAGAGATATAACTTACAAACACATATTTATATGTGCTTTGGAAAACGGGGGCGAAAATACAAAAACCGAAGTGAAGACAGACTCAAGGCTGGAGCGCAGCGACACCGCGAAGCGGCTTGGCCTTGAATCTGGCTGAACGGAGGTTATACTGACTTTGCCCCGTTTTTCAATATACAAGGAAATCAAAATGCTATTTACCTTTGAAGACCTTAATGAATATTGTGAACTTAACCCTGAAAATGAAAAAGTTGAAAGGCTTTGTTTTGAATCAGCTTATGCAATGATTGAAAAATACATAGGTTATCACCTGGAAGAACAAAATCACAACGAACTGCACACAGTAATGGATAACAGAATACTTCTAAATCATATTAATATAGAAGAAATCATCTCTATTATAGACCAGAACACAAAAGAACAAATTGTACACTGTGTAATTGACTATGAAAACAAAGCAATAATATTTATAAACTGCAAATACAACGGACACGTTATGTTTGTTAATTACAACACAGGTTTTACAAAAGCAACACTTCCGGCTCCTATAAAAGAAGCAATAGTAGATTTGACTCTAGCTAAAATAAATGAATTTACTCACAGAAAAAACGGACAGGAAGAATGCCGGATTAAAGATGTACCTGATCCATTAAAAGAAACACTACGACCATATACAAGGAAATGCCTATGAAAAGTTTTGAACCTGTTTATGACAGACTAGAAGAAATCATTATCAATGACTTGCCAGAAGAGATTGAAAAGGTAAATAAATGCTTTAATGACGGATTAATTATTAAACCTTTCAAGAATAAAAAACTTGAGGATAACACAAAAGATACACCAAGCTTCATTTTCAAAATGGAAGATGCTGAATACACTGAAAAAGACCGAATACTTGAAAACACAGTTTATAAAGTAAGCCTTGAAATTAAACTACCAGAGAATGAAACAGATAAAAGGCATAAACAATTCAGATACTTTCTTGCTATTGAAAACCTGCTAAGTGCACACGAAACAGAAGACGAATGGCAAGATATACATGTTGCTTTTTCAAGTTACGAAAAAACTAAAATCAAAATTACAATTTAGGAGCAAATTATGAACTTAGATAAAAAACTCGCAAAATACGCAAGACACTTAGACAATCCAAAATACTATGACAAGATCACAAAAATCTTGATGAAGGCCGACAAAACCGGCTATCAGTTTAAGAGCTTTAATGACTTTGACATGATGAAAATCAGCGGAGAGCTTGCAGCATACTACGATGCTATTACGACAGATGAAGAACATAAGAGAATAATAAGACACTGCAATTCAAACTGGTTTCTTATCAGTGATAAAAACTACATACTATGGGAAAGCGAGAGTTTTTTAATTGCTTTGTCTACATACATAAGAGCATACTTAATTTTATGGTATGCAAGAATTAAGCAGCTGTTTGTTACTGACAGGCTTATTACTACGGATAATGTGAATAATGATGTTTACCTGGTTCGAGGTATAATTAATGTAGCTAAGTTTATTGGCTGTGAGTTATGGGATTTGGAAGATAAAAGGGTAAATAAAACTACTTAGATTTTTTTATTCAAATTCTCAAAAAAAAGATGTATAATAGACTATTCATTAAAATACAGGTTGGGGAAAATATAAAAAATGAAAGTTATTAGTCTTTTTAGTGGTTGTGGTGGGTTAGATCTTGGTTTTGAGAATGCCGGTTTTGATGTACCCATTGCAAATGAATTCGATAAAACAATTTGGGAAACATTTAAGGTAAATCATCCAAAAACAAAACTTATTGAAGGTGATATTCGAAAAATTGAGTCTGAACAATTTCCAGATGATGTTGATGGAATTATAGGTGGACCTCCATGTCAAAGCTGGTCTGAAGCTGGCTCACTGAAAGGTATTGATGATGCACGAGGACAATTATTTTTTGAATACATTCGCATTTTACGTAAAGTAAAACCAAAGTTTTTCCTTGCAGAAAATGTTTCTGGAATGCTTGCAAATCGTCACAATGAAGCTGTAAAGAATATTCTCAAAATGTTTGATGAATCAGGATATGATGTAACTCTAACCTTAATTAATGCAAAGGATTATGGAGTTGCAGAAGAACGCAAGCGAGTATTTTATATTGGATTCCGTAAAGATCTTAAAATACAGTTTAAGTTCCCAAAAGGATCTACCTGGGACGATGAAAAGAAAATTACATTAAAAGATATAATTTGGGATTTAAAAGATACTGCTGTTCCGGCTGGTTATCATAATAAACACAATCCAGATGCTATTAATAATAATGAATATTTTACTGGTAGTTATTCCCCAATATTTTTATCTCGAAATCGTGTAAAAGCTTGGGATGAACAGGCTTATACAGTTCAAGCTTCAGGTAGACAATGTCAATTACATCCACAAGCCCCTAAGATGGAAAAGGTTGAAACTAATTGGTATAGATTTGTTCCTGGTAAAGAAGATTTATACCGACGAATGACGATAAGAGAGGTTGCTAGAGTTCAAGGTTTCCCTGATGATTTTAAATACATCTATGACAGTGTTGATGATGCTTATAAAATGATAGGAAATGCTGTTCCTGTTAATCTCGCTTATGAAATTGCTATAGCAATCAAAAAAACATTAAATGGAGAAGAATATCCATATCTTACAGAAGAAGAATTAAAGGAACAAAAAAAATGAGTGATAAAAGCAATAATAATGGTAGAGCTTTTGAATTTATAACACTAAATATTTTAAATGAAGAAATAAATAAAATTCGAAAAGCAAAAATTTTACATAACAGTAGTTATGAAGCTGCACAATCAGCTTGGAATCAAATACCTGAACAATTACAAAATAATTTGCGTTTAAGTGCAATTGCAGCTGTTTACACTATATTTGATATGGAACCTTTAATTCTTGATATTGATGATAATATTGTTGAATTAAATATACAAGTTGATGATGAAGGAAAAAAAGGTGATGTTCGAGATATTCTTATATCTCGTAATAATATTCAATGGGTTATAGGATTAAGCTTAAAACATAACCATTTTGCAGTTAAACATAGTAGACTTTCTTACAAATTAGATTTTGGAAAAGAATGGTTTGGAGTTCCTTGTACTAAAGATTATTGGGAAGCTGTAACACCTATATTTAATAATTTAAAAAAACTAAAAGCTCAAAAAGTCCAATTCGATGAACTTCCTAATAAAGAACAAATTGTCTATTTACCTCTTTTGAATGCGTTTATGAATGAAATAAAGAAGCAAACCGCAATAGACAACACAATCCCTAAAAAAATGATTACATATTTATTAGGAAAATTCGATTTTTATAAAATAATAAGTATAGATCATAAACAATTAGCGCAAATTGAAGGTTTTAATATTTATGGAACATTAAATAAACCTAGTAAAACAACAAAACCAAAGATCATAGTACCTATTATTGATTTACCAACTAGAATTGTTAGTTTTGATTATAAACCTAACAGTTCTACAACTGTAGAATTATATATGGATAATGGATGGCAATTTAGCTTCCGTATACATAATGCTGAAAAAATTGCATGTCCAACTTTAAAATTCGATATTCAAATAATTGGTATGCCTGCAACTATAGTAAATATAACAAGTAAATGGAGAAATGTATAAAATTGGTAAAACCATAATCTGTAAAAAAGATATATGGATTTTAACATAATGCTTACAGATGGTTCAGAAAGGAAAATTCGCCGGACAGAAAAACTAATTTTGAAATTTCTATAATGTTCGGACAGTGGTTTATTACGATTTTTTTTTAAGTATGATGCTAATTTTATGCCAGTTATTAGGGAAATAGAATATTATGAAATTATTTATTATAGGAAATGGTTTCGATCTTTATCATAATTACAAAACATCATATTTAAATTTTAGAGATTATTTAACAGAGAATGAAAATAATTATAAAATAGGTGAATTAACACTATTAGATATATTGTCACCAGAAGAAAATTATACTTTTTGGAAGGATTTTGAGGAAAATCTAGCAACAATTTCATTAAATAGAATCTCAGCTGGATATAATCAATCAGATCCAGTTTCAAGAAATAATTTAAAAATTATAGAAAATATAAGAAATATAAATGAAGACTTATATTCTCTAATACAAAATGCGTTATCAGATTTTATAGAAATAGCAACAAAAGAAAGAAATGAACCAAAAAGTTTATTTATGAGTTTATTCGGTCTTAATGATAAATTTATAACTTTTAATTATTCTTTAACATTACAAAAAATATATAATATAGAATCAAATAAAATAAATTATATTCATGGAATGTGTATAGAGCGTAACGATGAGGAAGATAATACAAGTATTGTATTTGGGCACTCAGGAAATATACCGGACTCACTTTATGCAAATAATTTATATGATGATGAAGATAAACCTGAATATTTAAAAGCCAAAATACGAAATTCTTTATCAAAATCTATAGAGATATATGAGTATGAAAAATTTATTGGAAATATATCTATATATGATGAAATTCATATTATAGGGCATTCTCTTGGTATAGTCGATGAAACATATTTTAATAAAATAAATACAAAATCAACCAAAAAAATTATTTATTGGCAATACGTAGATAAAGATTTGATTGAAGAAAAAACGATAAAAAGAATAAAAGAGTTATTTTATAATGTAAATTGTTTAATTATTTTTTATGATGAGCAAGGGATTCAAAAACAAATAGAAATACAAAAAAATTATTAATGAATTTATTTTCTAAATACTAAATTGGATATTAATATGTCAAAAAA